TTTGCCTACAAAAGAGGGATTAGAATTTGTGTATTCATCACCTGATGCTCTTAAATCCCAACTTAATTGTTTAAATGTAAAAGTGCCATCGTTGTTGTTAACCAAAGCATGAGGCATTGTAGCCGGATCAATAGTTGTAACTACATTTGGACCTACAGTTTCGCGCCATAATCCATCTTGAATAAATTTAACATAGTAATCTGATAACGCATCACCTTCGTCGCCAGTAATTTTAATAATAGCATCTGTTGGCGCAGTAAAAGGTAATCTTGCAAAATCTTGAATTTCGTCTTTAACCATATACATTGAGTTACCGCCATAGCCGTCGTTTGTTGTAACACTATAATTTACGTTTCCGTCTGCCGGTTTAATGTCTAAAGTTGACCCATATATATTAGTAGTAAATTCAGCAGTTATAGCGCTATAATTTTTAAGTCCTTGAGTTGTACTTAAAACTCCTCCTGTATCTTTTCTTACTGTTTTAAAACCAATGCCATCTGCAGCACCGTCCCAATGAGTTGATGCAGTCCCAAAACACAAAATATCCATAATTTTTGTAGTGTCTCTAAATTTTGCATCAGTATCGTACGCGTTTCCTGAAGGCATTTGAAATTGCACTCCAATATTGTAAGCAAGATCTGGGTGTGAAAGTATTATTTCGTACATTGAACCGTAGTTTGATAATTTTGAGTACACTAATGTTCTTTCAATTTTAGCTGCTGATGTAGTTGCTAGCATTGCTGGTGTAATAGATGTATTTACTACGAATAAATAATCCGCAACATTTACTGTTTTAATACTTGTATCTGGAGTTGCAGTATTCAAATACGATGTTCCATTTGGAAAAGAAACAGTTTTTGCTACTCCACTTAAACTATAAACATCAACATCATTTTGTATAAAATGCGCAATATAAGCTGTATTGGCGTCTCTTTGTACACCAACAATTTTATCGTCAGTACCAGCAGCACCAGCACCGAGATTTGCACTATATTCGAGTGGTGGACGCTTTGTTAATCCTTCTACTAATCTTGATTGTGCATTCTCTTGAAGTTCGCTTTGTGTAACATTTCTTTGCGTTGGTGTTTGTTGGCTTATCCCATTAACTAAGTTTGGAATGCTTTGCGAAATTAATCCCATTAGTACGTTCTTCTTCTAGGACGGTTAATAATAGAATAAACGGAATTAGTTCCTTTTAATATGTTGTAGTCAGCTGTACTAGCATCAATTCTTTCAGCGTCTACTAAAGCAAGCTGTTCGTCAATTTCAGTAAATCCTTGTAGTTCTGTTGAACCAACTACTCGCGCTTGAAACTTTCTACCTGCGCGTGTTACAATAAGTTTTCTTATTACTTCAGGCAACTGGTCAAACTTTTGTATAGTTACTTGGTCAACACGCAAACTTGCTTCAAATATATCTGTGTGTTTTTCTAAATCGTAAACGTAACCGTTTCTGTAACAAACATTTCCACCAGTTGTTGCGCTTGTTGATATGTCGCAAGAAACAACATTACTAGCTAAAGGTAATTTGTTATCGTCATCTAAATTAACTAAAATATTAATATCTGTATTAAAATGCCAACCTCTTGATTGTACCTCAACATTAACTTCATTTAAAATTTGTATTGCCAGAGCAACATCAACACCTGTGTTTCCAGTAATTGAGTTTACTGGCGCTTCACCAATAATACTTAATAGTGTGTTAACTGCATCTAATTCACTTGTAGGGGTAATTCTAAATGCCATAAATATCCTTATAAAAAAAGAGGAGAGACTTTCGCCTCTCCTCTAGTTATCTGTATTAGTATTATTAAAGCTTACGCTTCTTTAATACCAACTGCAGCTTCTGGTCTTAATACACCATGACCCATAGCGTATTTAGCAACCATTAGCGTACCTTGACGTCTGATGTCATACTCACTTTCAACAGCAAGATCCATTAATTTAACGGTACCTGCAGCTGAAGGGTGGCAGACAAGAGCCACATAGTTAGCTAAGTTAACTCTTTGTGGGTAAGCACCTGTTGCTGTTTTACCCGCGTCTACTGCTGTAGATGCAGATAAGTCAGAGGCAACGAAATGAGGCGTTGGAACCAATTCGATTCCAGCAACTTTCATTACTTTACCTTCAGCAATTGAACCTGAACCACTAAAGTCAATGTTAACTGCGTTTGTTGCGTTAGCCATCTTGTAGTACTCTTCAGTTCTTAAGAAGCATTTTCTGCCTTCTTTTGGAACGTAGTTGTCATCAAGTGACTTAGCAGCATCAAACAATGCATCAATCATTGCATTAGCGGCAGTTGCATCAGTTGCACTAGCGATGTTAGCATCAGTTAGTACAGTTCCTGCTCCGTAGCCTGCGTCGCCTACGTTTGCAGAAGCTTGTGCAGCTTGTCCGATTGTTTGCAAGACATGCTTGTCTTTTTGAAACGCAAGTGCTCTACCTATTTCTGTAGAATAAGCAGAACGAACGTCCCAATGGTTTTTAGCTTCTTCAATGTTCGATAAGAACACAGAGCTAAGTAGTAAGTCATTTATTGTAATGACTTTTTCGTTGTGGTTTACGTCTGAGCCGGTTATTTCCGTGCCTGCAGTGTGATAAGCCGCACCAACTCTTCCCATAACTGGGAATGTTGCTGACTTACCATTAGAAATAGATCTAACCATTTCTGCACCTGCTGTTACTGAAGCTCTGTCAAAAGAAGTTAAAACTTCTCCTGCAAAGACTTTCAGAAACAACGCATCTTCAGTACCGGCCGCATTGACTAAACCCACACTTACTGGGGCAGCATTAGCCATAGTATTATCCTTTTGTTTGATTGTTGTTTAAAAAAGCCGTTTTTAGAATTTCAGTTTTTATTCAAGATTGTACTCCTTAGAGTGTCAAGCGTATTACACTTAATCTAAAACAGCGGTGTTGCCACTTAAAAAAGTAGCACAACACTTACAGTTTACTTGCGCCTATTCGTTTCTGTACTTCAGTACGATAAGCCGCATCTTTTGCATAACGTGGATCATTCATGGCTTCTGTTACTTGAGCCCATGATTGATACCCATTACCTGCATTATTAGAAGCTTGTCCTGACACTAATTTTGGATCAGTGCCATTAGCCGCTTGATAACGAGATTGCAAACCTGCAACTGCTAATTGTACCGTACTTAAGTCATTTGAATTTACTGCGTTGTTATACGCATTCTGTTCTTGTGCACTTAAGTTGCTTTTGGCCCAATTAACAATTTCTGTATAACTTTCATTACCTCCAACAGTGGCTTTTACACTATTAGAAATTTGGTCCGCAATCGCTTGTTGACCAGCAATGAAAGCGTCGACATACTCTTTACTTACTCCTGCTTTTGCAAGAGCATCATAAGATGTGTCTTTTAGTTCTCCAGTAGAATCGTATTCTGCTTGGAGTGTTTCCATATTTAAACCAGCTGAAGCCACAGCATCTTCTGCTGCTTTTTCAATTTCCAAATCATTTTCTTGGGGCTTTGGAGTTTCTTGTTTTTCCTCTACCTCTGGTACTTCGGCTTGACTTTGTTTCTTTTCAAGTTCGCCGTAAGCTTTTGCCATATCTTCTGCTGATGCAAATTTTTCTGGCAACCAATTTGGTCTTTCAGGTTTAGCTTCTGGAGTTTGTTGAGTAGTCTCTTCAGGCTGTACTGAAGAAGTCTCCTCTGTTTTTATTTCTACTTGTTCAACCAACTTCTACTCCTTCTTGTTGAATGTTGTCAGCGATAGCTTTTGCAGCAGTATTCATCGTTTGTGGATTAACTGCAGCGTCCATCATCTGACTTTGTTGTTGCGCTTCAGCTTGTTGTTGAGCTTCAGCTTGCAATTGATCTTGAGACTTAATTAAACCCTCAGTATCAATACCGTGACCAGTTGCAATACGAGATATTAAATCAGTTAGATTTAGCATCTGTACTACTTCTGGGTTAATTTGAGCAATGTTTTGTATTTCCATTGTAAATTCTCTTAACTTTTGTAAATCATTTCCTCTGCCAAGCGCTTCTACTCCAGTTATGATAGTAGGACGCACTAGTCCTTTTGGTAGTTTTGGAATTGATCCTTTTGCACTCATACGTTTTAATAGTATTCGTACAAGTGGTAATTGAAATTCTTGAGATAATAACGAATACACACCACCTAAAGCAGTTTCTAATTCGTTAGCCATATACCTTATTTCTTGAGCAGTTACTCTTTCAGCATCTCTTTGAACAGCAGCATTAAGTAAAAATGCAAAACTCATTCTTTCTTCAAATCTTTGTATTGCGTCAGCAACTACTCTTAAATCGTATTGTTTATCTGTTTGTAACACAGCAACGTCATCTTGTTGCCCAGTTATTATATCGCCATTTTGTGCTATAGCTAAATCTCGTTTTTTAGTAGTTGAATTTGGACGAACCATAAATACAACTTTCGACGAAGCTGCTGCTGATTCTACAAGTGATTGAGATAAGCCTTCAAGTGATTTTAAATCACCTAAATATTCTTCAACGTAGCTTCTTCCATAGTCTTCGTTATCCATTCTAATCATACGAAGGACGGTCCACGGCATATCTTCTGATTTATAATAACCTTCCGATTTTGGAATCTTGTAATCATTTGCTTCTTGGCAAACATAAAATTTGTCTTTGTCTATTAAACAAATCTTTGTATATACATCTACTGCGGCTGTTGAAGGCGTGTCTTGCTCACCATGCATTATTATAGCTCTGTCTTCTTCATCAAAAGATAATGGTGAAACACTTTCTTTTACTATTAATTCTAAAATATTTCCTTCAGGGTCTCTTCGACATGTAAATTGGCTTAAAGGAAAAACTCTCATGTTTCCTTTTTTAGGCATGTGGATAAGTACATTGCCAGTTACAATTAAATGTTTAAGAGCTTCAAATACTGGAACACGAATAGCACTAGCTTCTATTTCACTCATTACTTCGCGCTCAATTTTTGCTAGCGACTTTTCTATTTCAGTCTTCATTTCTGCCGACTGCTGCATTTGTTCGTTAGTTTTGCCGTCAGTTACTAATCTGAAAAACGGCTGGTTTGGAGGTAATAAAAGTAGTAATAGTTTTGACGCCAGATTATTAACGCCTCTTGCACCAACAGATTGATACGGTGTGTACAAATCACTTGAACTACTCATAGAGTCATCTGGTAAAACACTTGGTAAAGTTAATTCTGAACACTCACGTCCACGTTTTAAAAAATGCTCTCTATGTTCGCGCATAGATTCGTACCGCTCTTTAGCTGTTTTATCTAAAAAATTCATAATTTTAATTTGGTATTGTTAAGCCACTATTTGACATACTGCCGGTCCCAATAGAAGTGTTAAGTTGCTCTTTGCCTTTTTTGGCTTTTTTCTTTTTTAACGCTTCTTGGTTTAGCTCATCATCACCTTGTATTTCCACTTCAATTTGCTGTTCTTCCATTCTTCTTATTCTTGCTTCTTCAGCTGAAGTTTGAACAGGTGTTGGAACTGGAGGTGGTGGTGGCGGCGGAGGTGGCGGAGGTGAAGGCCTACGTCTTCTACACATGTTTCCTTATCCTTATGTTTGTATTGTTAATCCTGATTGAGTTTGGCTATTCGAATCATAAATTTGAGTATTTACACCAGAGTCTAAACCTAATTGCTGTTCTGTTGATTCAGGTTTTGGTTTTTTTAAAATGACTGTATCTAATACATCTTTAGCCACTTCACCGTCTGGTTTTGGATCGTATATATTCCCGTTATAGTGAGTAAGTCTCCAGTCTCTAGGACCTTGAGGTGTTACTCTCTGAGGCGGTGAACTGCTACTTCCGAACATACACATTGTTTTTACTTTCCTTTAATAAATTGTTAAGCCACTCAGCAACACTTCTTTGACCACTTTTGAAACGTATCTCATCAGAGCTCATATCTATTGTTGCATTAAATGATGGAAATGTTTTATCAATTAATTTCACTACTTCTTCTACCGTAGTAGGAAGAACAGGATCTTCTGATAAAGTGTTGTTATTCCTATAGAGGTATCTGTTACCCTTATTTTTTAGCATCTTTTAGCTCCTTAATTAAAAAATTTATGTAAACTTTTGCTTTTTCTAGGTCTTCTATACCGTTTTTGTGCTTATACCGGCACGTGTACTTAATTACGTTTCCTTGACCATAAGATAATTTGTTCTTTGAAATAAATTCGTATGGCTCTATTTCAAAGCGTTTATAATGGTGTGGATCTATAGCGTTACTCTTTTTGTTGGTGCCCATGATTTTACTTTCTTTGTTTTAAAATTGTAGTCTTTTGGCCTTCTTAATATGTAAGCCATTTGAGCTTGTACTAATGCGTGGCCTTCATCTAAATTTTCTTTTTTGTACGCTTCTACTATTGTGGGCCAATAGCTGCTTGCCTTTTCTAAAAGTTTAGTTGCTTTAGCTGGTCCAATGTTTGGGCAACCTGAATAATTATCAGTAGCGTCTCCAGTTAAACATTGGTTATAAAAATTCCATTGAGCTTGTTCTTTAGATATTTTTATAGTTTCTTCACCGTCTATTGACAAAGTACAAGGAATAGATTTCATATCTTTATCAGAAGAAACAATAATACTATTTTTAATTTTTTGACTTAGTAATCCAAGTAAGTCATCAGCTTCTAAATTATCTTCACATTGAGTACGATGCTGTTCTATAACGTATGCTCGTAAAGCTCCTAATATTAAAGGTTTACGTTTACCTATTCTATTTGCTTTATACTCAGGAAATATTTTTTTTCTAAAATTCTTGCTGCCAGTTAAACACACAATATAATCTTTTGCGTTGAGGTTATCTTGCAGTCTTTCTATTTCTTCGTTAAATAGCTTAATACCTTCATTCAAATCAGAATGTAAAGTCCATAATCCTTCTTCCCATTCTGTAGCTACTTCGCATTTAGAAGCTATTTGGTATAGCGTAATATCACCGTCAATTAATAATGTTGTCATTTTTGTATATCCATTTCGTCTAAGTTATTCATGTACCAAAGATCGCTTACTTGATCTCTAAGTATTTGTATTTCTGATGTGCAGTAGTTTTGATTTCTAATGCTTTCTAGCTCAAGGCAATACCAAGCTAAAAAACAAATAAGAATAATTAGTAATACAATTATTATTGATTCTCTAACCATTTAATTAAATCCTCTTTTTTAAAATATTTAACTAAACCGATTTTAATAAACGGAACGTTAAACTTATTGTTTCTTATATTTCTGTTAATTGTGTTTTGTTCAAAGCCTCTAGGTATTCCTATATCTTTCATAAACTTTGAAACTTGACTTATTGGTACATACATTAATTTTTCCTCTTTTTGTGGGGTACTATGGTATTAGAAGCACTGAAAGTTTGAATCCTCGCGCATTCTGGAAAGCCTTTTTTTGTTACTTTATGTTAAAAGGATAGGTTTTCTTAAATATCTTTTCTGCATACTTACCTACACGAATAACATCTGATGGGTGTGCGCAGCTCATTATTAAGTTAGCTTGTTGACTTACCCATACTACATTTCCATTAACATACCCATTTTCCGGAATAATTCTGTCAATTGTAGGTTTAGTTTTGTAGTCACCAAAAAAATTAAAATCAGTTTTAAGAGCTGGACACTTATTGTCTTTTGGATAAATAGCTTTTAAGTGTTCTGTTGTTAAATTAAATTTTATTTTCTTTTGTTTAGATTTATATCTTAATTTAGATATGCGACGAGCGATAAAGCGATCAATGTATTTCTGACCAATTCGATCCAACTCTTGCATCTCCTGTTGTTTCAACTTTGAGTCGCAAGTTTTTTCCAGCTGTTCGAATAGCGTCAACTGCTCTTGATGAGACTTCATCAACTTTTTCCTTAGTAGTTTCTATTATGATTTCGTCGTGAATCCAGCCAACAAGTTTAGTTTCATCACGAAATATATCTTCAAGTTCTATAATCCATTGTTTACACAATATTGCTCCAGCAGATTGTAGTAAGGCATTAAGAGCACTAAATGTTGAACGGACCATAACTTTCCTTTTATCTAATCCAAACAAATAACCTCGTTCTGCTCTGCTTTGAACATCATCTTGCAAACTAGCCATTGCAGGAACATTCTCTAAAAACTTTTCTCTAATTCGTTTACCTTCTGCAGCAGATTTTCCTAATAAAGCTCCGAGCTTTGCGTTTCCTCCTCCATACAAATAAGTGTACGTCCAAGTTTTAGTTAATGTTCTAGTTTCAATACCAGTCATTTCTTGGTTATGAGTGTGTATATCTCCATTAACAACAATATCGGCATACTTACCTCCATCATACTTTGCCATGTAATGCGCAAGCATTCTTAATTCTAATGACGCAGCATCACAGCCAATTAATACTTTGTTATTTGGCGCAACAAATAAAGAACGACACTCTGGTCCATACGGAGCGTAAGGTGCAGGCACTTGAGCTATGTTTGGATTTGAATGAGTTGCTCTACCAGTAACAGCTCCATTTGCATTTATATTTCCATGCACACGACCATTTACTTCGTGCTTTAACCAAGCTTGTTTGCCTTCTGCCAACATGCCTAATCTTTTATCAATAAGAAAATACTCAGATAATAATTTAGCTTCAGGAAATTTAAGAGTGCTTAAAATTTCTTCGTCCATTTTAGGTTTACCATCTGGCGTAAATGCTTTTGGTTTCCAATTATGTGTAGCTTTTAATCTATTACAAATATGATCTCTACTAGCAGGATTAAATTCAATTGTTTTTCTTTTAACAGTAGGTACTCCTTTAATGTAACCTCTATTTTTATTATTTACTTTAGGAGTAAATGGAGTTTCAACAACCCAAGGTGGAAATGTTTTTTGCAACGAAACAAGTAAATCGTTCTTTAAGCCTGTTAATTTTGCGTGAAGTTTTCCTGCGGCATTAATATCAAATCCAATTCCATTATTCATCATTTTTATACAAGCGCGTTGTATATCATGTTCTAATTCTAACGATCTTTCTGAATAATTTTGTTCAAGTATTTTTTTGTATAAAGCATGAGTTACTTTTACATCTTGCTCACAGTAAGCAAGCATTTCCATTGAAAATTCTTGCCAATCAGTTTCTATTTCTTCTTTTAAAATACCTAACCTAAATCCCCAAGCTTTTAAACTATGTCTGCCTATAAGTGTAGTTGGAAAACCATTACGAGCTCTTGCAAAGTCTCTGTCTTTTATATCAGCCCAAATTAATCGCGTTGCTACTAAAGTATCAAACACTTTATTTGTATAATTAAATTGTAAAACTTTTTCTAAAGCAGGAATATCAAAAGCATAAATATTATGACCTATTAATAGTTCTGCTTTTTCTAATTTTTTACAAAAATCTTTTATATCTTCACCGTAGCTTTTTGTTATTTCACCAGTTTCAATATTTTTTGCTACAATACAATGAATCGTATTTAACTCTTTAAGTAATCCATTTGTTTCTATATCAATACAATATTTCATATACCTCCTAATTAATTGTTTGAATTTCTACGCAGACGTTGTCTGCTTCGGGAAAATCGAGTGATAACTCAATTAACAATTGAGCCACCATTGCAAAATCTTCTATTGTGTGTACTGCAATTATTTGTAAATCGTTTGTCTTTACTGAATTAATTGCGGCTTTAATTGCTTCTTCGACAAGTATTTGTTTATATTGGGTCTGGGTCAGTCGTTTCATTATCAAATTCAACGAGCCTTCCAGTAACTTGGTTATATAGCAATTTACCTGCTACACCTGTTTCACCGCTAAACCTATTTTTTAAAATTCTAATTGTAGTAACATGCGCATTCTTTGCGCTTTGTTGATTTCTTTCTAAACCAATAACAATATCACTTAATTGCCCTATACCTGCAGAGCCACGTAATTGAGACAATGATGTTTGTGCACCTTCTTCGTGTCCTTTATCTACTGGCCTTTTTAAATGCGATACAAGTATTAAACCAATACCAGTTTCTTCAACGAGCGAACGTAGATTTGTCATTGCATTATCAATAGCTCTACGCTCGTCGCCACCTTCTAACCCAGAGATAACTATACTTATATGATCTAATATTACGTAGTCGCATTCGCAACCTTTAGCCAAATACCTAATTCTCGATACTAAATTAGTAGAATCAAGTGAACCAAAATGATCGTAAAATAGAATGTTTCCAGATTTTAAAACTTTATTAAAAGATGCAGTTAACTCATCTTCTGTGTAATCTGCTGTAATGTGTAATGGTTTATCTAAATCAATAGACAACAAACCTAATGCTGATTTTTTAATTGACTCTTCTAAAGCAATATAACCTAATTTTTTATTGTGATTGACAACTAAATCGTAAGCTATTTCCCTACACATTAAAGATTTACCAATACCTGATCCAGCAGTAATTGTTACTAACTCACCTTGTCGTAACCCATGCGTTTTTTCATTTAATTTTTTGTAGTGGTAAGGGACGGACACGTGAGTATCTACTTGAAGGAGGTTTTCAAGTAAGACGCTTCCGTCCACAATACCGTCGGGTCTATAAGTTTTTGCGTCGTAAATTGCATTGATTAACTCTTGCACTTTACCTGCTACAAGCATTTCATTTGCATCTTTTAGGGGGAGATAAACGATGCGTGCCTGTGCTGGCGCAAAAAGATCCGCGACTTTGTTAGCTGCTTCTTTACCAGCTTTATCTTGGTCAAAGCAAATAACAATATCATCATAACTTGAAAGGAAATGTAATGAGTTTTGTAAATCTTTAACTGCGGATTGAGCCCCGTTTTTGATGGAGACGACCGGCCATTTGTTACCAAAAACTTGAGAGACTGTTAAACAATCTATCTCACCTTCTGTAATAACAATTCTTTTACCATTAGTTCGAAATAATTTTTCACCAAATAGTAATGCGTTTTTAGCTTCGCCTTTCCATGCAAAACTTTTATCTTTATATCGAAATTTTGTTGCGCAACCATAATCCATAATATGCGCAGTCTTGCCATCAACTTCTCCAACTTTATAATTAAAGCGGCGACAAGTTTCTTCTGTAATTTTTCGTTTAGTTAACGCTTTGTATAAACCTAATGGCTGCTGTACAACTTGACCTTCAGCATTTTCATAATAAGCGCAACCAAAGCAATATGCAGTATTATCGTCGTATCTAGCAAGATTATCTTTTGAATCACATTTTGGGCAAGGCTCGTGTTTAACAAAATTAGCCATTAGCTTTAGCCCACAAATGTTTTATAAAATCTTCTCCATTTAAAAATCCACCAAGCATTTTTGTTGGCCCTAAGCCTTTGTATCTCAAACAAGCTTCTGAAGAATGCCAATGCTGCTCGTATAAATGTTGTGATCCTGCATTTACAGTTAAAGTGCCTAAATTTAAGTGAAATCCGTATTGGTCATGCAATTGTATTCGTATGTAGTTAGCAATGCATGAAAAATTAAACACATCATATACCCAACCTAACCATGCATCACTCGATCGCATTGTCGCAATACAATGTATTTTAGCGTCACGTAAGAAAAATTGTAAAGAGCAAGTACAAGGAACGTCTTTACTTTTTTGAGGTTTTTCTCTCCATATATTTATTACTGCTTGTCTAGTAACTTGGTCTTCCATTAAGTTAGTGATGACATACGATAATTGGTCTACAACTTTTGGACCATAAGCACCAAAAAATCTAATTCCATCGTCACTAAATTTTTCAATTATTTTTGAATAAGGTTTTATAGTAGAAACTTTATTGTCGCCTGATAATATCCAAGCTGCTTCTGCGTATCTGAATTTTTCTCCAATTCTTCTTTGTGGAACAGAAACAAACGGCTCACTCATATCAATTTTAGTTTGATAGCCAATAAGTTCTTTTGTTTTAAATCCTCTTGGAGAAACAATTGGAGCCATAAGTAAATCTCTAATTAATTTTTGCCAAACCTTATTTGTACTCACAGTTGAGGATCCTTTAATAATTTTTTAGCAATGGTAGCAATAATTGTGTAATTTGAACCGTCGTGGTATTGCGGCTCTTCTTTAATTAATCTTCTTAATGCTGTTTTATAATTTTTATAAACTTGAAGTTTAACTGTAATGTAATTAGAAAAAATTCCACATATTACACTCATATCAGTTCCAAATTTAAAAGATGGAAATATACGAACAACTCGTGGCTCTATGTTTTCGTCATACCCTACAATTACATGATACTTATCGTTACGATGCATTATTGTAGTAGCTACTGATCGCACACGATTAGTTTTAGGACGGTACGGAAGAATCTCTTCTGACATTTAATACCTCCGTAATAAAATTGTTTAATTTTTGATTTTCATAATTGAATATTCTAAATTTAATATCTTGCTGAAATAAACGGGCATACATGTTGTAAACACGATCAACTGTTTCAAAGTCTTCAGTTGCTTTTCTTTCTTCAAACTTTTCTTTCACAGCTTCCCACGATGGCAAGCAACCTATGTATACAGGCTTATAAATGTTGGCATGCCTTCGCATGTCTGAAATATTGTATTCTAATTTTTCTCTAAATATGTGGCCGTAAACTAGTTCTGAAGGCCAATGTCGATCTATAACAATATCTTTGTTTAGTCTTAATGTATCTAAATGGCTATGAAACAAATTATCAACGTGTTTTGTAATTTGCCCTTTTACATTTCTTTGACAATGTTGCCCATTATCCAAACTGCTATGCACGTATTTGTGTGTTGCTAATCTAAAATATAAAGCTTTAGCTAACGTTGTTTTACCTGAACAATCTGGTCCTTCAATAATAAATCTCATGCGTATTTAACCTCGCCAGACAGTGAATATTTTTTGTAAACAAAATCTTTAATTAATTTAAAAGTGTCTGATTGCTCATCAGTCATTTTCTTTTTATTTTTTTTGCCTCCAATAACACAAACACTTACATCAGTATTTTCACCAATACCAACTTCATCAATTTCAATTCCTTTTTCTATTTGGCCATTCAATAAAATGACGTAATGGTAACTAATACCTAAATGACCTAGTTCTAATTGGACTTTTGTTAAGTCATGCATTGTAAGTGGCACTGAGTCATCACTCATAGTCCGATATACAACTAATGACTCAGTTTTTTCTCTTCTTTTTCTTCCTGCGTTTAACATTTAACCACTCCTTTGGAACCTTTTCATCTGCGTATAGTATGCCGTGATGGTCGCACCATGCGCCGTATGTTGTTTTTGATTTTTTTGAAATTTTTATTTTGCTATTACTAAATACAAACCGAATATCTAAATCAGGATATTGCTCTTTAATTAAAAGATGTTTTTGTCTGTCTTTAGTTTGAAACAAACCTTTTACTTCGATAAGTATTCCATTATCTAAAATAAAATCTGGTCTATATGTTGCCTTTTTTTCTGGCACTATATAATGAATTGTTTTTGTTTCGTACGTATACAAGACTTTTGCAGCATCTAATTGTTTTGCAATTTTAACTTCAAATCCTGATCTAAATCCTAATTTCCTAGCTTTTACTGTAAGTGGTCTATTAAAATTCGTCGTCATCGTCAGTAGCTGTAGAAGTTTCATCAGTATTAAACGCTTCTTCTACTTCAGAAGAATGTTCATAACCGTCTGTAGCAACAAATCCAAAAGATTGTTGACCACCTGAATCTCCAGTTACTAACTCAATTACTTGTACTGCATTTAAGTATAACGTAATCCCAACATTACCTGCTGCTGAATACGGAGCAGCTGTTGCTGATACTTTAATTTGTGAACCACCATATACATTTGTGTTTTGTATAGGTTTACCTTTAGCATCAAAAAGAGCAGGTTTATTTTTAGTTTTAAATTTAAAAATAATATTTCCTGTTTCTTTTCCGTCTTCACTAACATCTTTAGCCCAAGGAAATTTTCCTTTAGCTTTTGGGTGATGTTTTTTAAATAAATCTTTTAGCTCAGTAGCGATTGCTTTAGCGTCCTCTGATGATAGTAAAAGATCCGTTTTATAAATACCGTCAGGATTAAACTTTGTGTCCGCTTTGGTTAACCAAGGGAAACGAGCTATACCTGTTGGTGTTATAAATTTATGGTATTTGTCTTTATTGTTTTCCATATATTCCTCGTGTTGTTAATAATTCATAACGTGTACCTATTGATACACTAGTGTATTAATTAAGAAAAAAAATAGTCAGCTTTCATTACGTCGTTAATATCTAAATTTCCTTTTTCAGGAAGTTCAGGAATTTTTCGATGAAGTTTTTCAGGTATCATTGGCAGCACACTTTCTAAGAAATTATCTAAAGGATCAACTTGAGAATATAAATCTCTAAAAGCTTCTCTTAAACAAATATTCATTTGCTGTTGATTTGCTGCGTGGGTACCAAAAGAATCATGAACCATTGCAAAATCTTGAATGTTGTGTTGTTTGCAATAATGAATTGTCATATAAAGCATTGTTGCGTCAAGTGCGTGTACAAAATTTGGTGATATACCATTAGCTTGTCTTCGTTTATCTATTCTAGTAGTTGTAGACCTAATCCTTATTCTCCCCATCATTTTCGTTCTTAATACTGTTTCAGCTTGCGAGTAATAAGCTTGTCTTACAGGAAAACCTAGAGGAGTAATCCAAAAGACCGGTGTTTTTTGATCTGATAACAAACGAGCAACTTTTTGTAACCATGCCATTGCTTCAGGAGCTTTAACAACAACTTCGCCGATTGAATCCCATATTTTTCCTGCTAAGTAAATTGAAGAAGCTTGTCTGTTTTGAAAATTTAATTCTTCTCCAGCGTCAATACGCTTTTGTATGTACTCATCAACAAATTCTGTTGCTGAATACCTTGTTGAACCATAAGGCAAAGTCATAACAGAACGCTTGCAAGCACCTCTATCTAGGCCCATATCTAGCCATTCAGTAGCTAAGAACCTCTCTTTCTCACTCATCTCTGCAACACTTTTTTTGGCATTTTCTAACTTTTTGACTACTACTTGCAAAACTTCACCATAAATGTCTTGTGGCTGTTTTGTAGGCGTTAAGTTTACAGCATGACCTCCTACTTCATCTCGCAGCATAGCGCTAAAGTGTTGAAGGCCATTACATGAGCCATCTGACGCAACAGGCAATGTTGATTTAAAATCTTTGCCATGTTTTGTGTATTCGTGCCATTCAATACAACCAGCTAAAAATGCCCACGGTTTATCTGCTGTTTCCCAAAATCGTTCTGTAAATGGCTCACTGCTACATTTAATAATTGTATCAGTATTGTCTAAAGTCCATTTTTCTCGTTCATCTAAAGGCAACTTGTCTTGGCCAAACACATTAGCAATATGAATGGCTAGTGATCTAGGTCCAGTATCGCCTAAACTAATCCCTTCTGAAAATCGAAGTAAAGCTTTTGCGTAATCAGTGCCTTGTGGATTAAGATATGGCACTACTGCGTAAGCTCTGTTTCTAAAATCTGTAGTATGTGGAAAATATATTTCTCGATTATCAAATTTATTAGCAAGATATATTGTTTTAGCAGTTGCTAGTTTTTTTGACTTTGTTCTTTCGTTAGATGTATGCACGACAACGGCTTTTGCTTTCCATTCTTTTAAAGCTTTTTTGTCCGTTGATATATTGTGTGGTTTTTGTGGTAAATCTAAAAGATTATTATTAATTAATTTTCCTCTACTTCTATCGCCTTCATTAAAGCAAGTTTTTAATACAAGCAATATTGGCGAATTTACAGACCATTTAGTATCTTGCATTGCATTAACACCTTCGTAAACAACAGGCATTTCGTACTTAGTTAGTTCTTGCAAGTAATTTAGATGTGAAGTGATCTTATGGCCTTTGACAAAATAAAGATTTTTTAGCGTACGATAACCCCCTTTAAACGGATTAGCCCATGTTGTAGGCTTAACAATCATTGGAAATAACTCTGGATCTAAAAATTCATTAAACTTTTTAGAATGACTAATCCATTCCATTGTTTTGTCAGTAGCTAATAAGTAATTGTACGTTTTACCTCGATGAGCTTTTTTCTCTATTTTTACTAATCCTGTGTTCTCTATAAATATGTCAACTAGCTTTTCTCCAACATGCAGTTTGCTTTTAGTGTCCCATAAGTTCCAAACCGTACCAATTTTTTGTTGGACTTGAGATAGCTTTAGCTTTTTATAACCGTAATGAACAGAACGGCTTTCAATATCTTTAATAACTTTATCGACTAAATAAGGGTTATCTTTATGGCAATATGTAAAACGAATTTCGTCTTCAATCTTTCCTCCAAGTGATATTGCTGCTGCTGTAAATTTACGATTTGTTTGACTAATTGCATCTATAATAAATCTCGTTGTAATAATAGCTGCAATGTATGGGTCAATTTGAGATAACAGTTGTGATGATAGTGGTACTGGACCAGAATGAGTTATATTGACACGATCGACGAGTGCTTTAGCAATTATATCAATTGTAGCTGCTGTTATGCGTTTTCCGTGCTTTGTGAGCGATTCAGAGTGCTTTTCAGCGTGCTTAAAGTCTCTGTCTCGCGTTCGTTTGCCACCATTTAATCGTGATTCTTCTTCAAGCTCACGTTGCTCTTTTTCTAAATTATAGTGAATCATTATAACCTCCTTTAAAAGACACAAGATTCGGACACATATAAAAGTTCGTGTGTATTTAATGCATTAGTGAATAGTCTACTGATATTGTGAAATATTTAATTGGGACTATACCTATACATTAGTGTATAGGATTTTCAAATGATTTTAAGTCTATGGCGACATAGATAACTCCTCAAATTTTATTTATAAAAACAGGTTTTTCAAAAAAAAGACACAATAAAAGACACAATATGGTGGCCTCGACCGGACTCGAACCGGTACGGAGATTAACTCCACAAGATTTTAAGTCTTGAATGTCTACCAATTTCATCACGAGGCCATTGGCTCTTGTTCTAGCACTTTAACAGCTGAAAGTAAATTGTCAGGTGCTAGATGTGCATATCGTAATGTCATCGTTAGTGTTTTATGACCTAACCATTCTTTGACTACAAGAATTGGTATACCTCTTTGAACCAATCTTGAGGCGCAAGTATGGCGTAAGCAGTGAAGCGTAAATTGTTTATCGTTTGTCAAATTCATTCTGTTTCTAAGAAAATCCCAGTTTGCTCTTAATCTATGGTCAGTCATATCTTCAAATGGGCGATCGCTGTTGTGATACTTATTTAATATAGCTTGTACTCTTTCAGTCAAAGGTATCGTTCGATTTAAGTTGTTTTTAGTATCATATAATGACCAAGTTTTTCCTCCAGTATGGCTTCTGAGAATGTCAGTAGTTTTAGCTTTTATTAACTCACTACGACGAAAACCAGTATCAATTAATATTGTACAAAAATCTGCAAATTTGTCTTTTTCTCCATGATGTAAAACATTTAACATTTTTGTTTCTTCAAGCTCATCAACCCAACGTATGCGCGCATTGCCTTCTTTTAACCATTCAATACTTGGTTTGTGAGTCATGTGCTTTCGGCGCACTGCATAAGTTAGCATTTTCGATAATGCTGCAAGCTTGCGATTAACAGTAGCATTTGAATTTCCCATATCTTGAAAGTGCTCTACCATTTCATCAACATCACTTTCATTTATTGTTGTAATATCTCTTTCAGTTCCAAAAAAGTCCACAATTTGTTTTGCATTACCTTTTTGTTTTGAATCGTTATCCCAATAACGTTTAACCACTTGTGCATAAATTGCATTAATGGATATATTCGGCCGTGAGAAAAGGCCTTGTCGTTGCAAGACCTCTTCTACATCAAGCCCGTCACGCAGAGCAGCAAGCATTAGTTGCTTTGCTAGCGCTACTTTAGACTCATCGTGGATTGTAATCCGATGACGATTACCCTTATAAGTTACGCTTACTTGCCAAGAATTAATTCCTCTTTTCATATTTCTGATAAAGCTTTTGTAAAATTAATTCCTTTAGCTGTAAGACTCACCAATTTGCATCGGCGCTCTTCAGGGTCTTCTTCGGCGTTTAATAAGTTAGGTCCCTTTGTTCTATATCTAGTTGTTGATGATAGTAAAGCGACGTTCCTACTAACACTAGCCTGCGATACTCCAATTTCTTTTGCTATTGTTTGCATCGCGATAGGTTTTGGGTGATGTGTAGCTACAAACAAAAAAATACTTATTGCTTGTGCATGCATTCCGCCGTCTATTAGCCTAAAGTGCTCAACTGCTTTTAACAATCTTTGCGCTTTTGACATCTCGTCTCCCCTTTCGTTTATTTGCGGTATAGATAGATTCTCCAAAATCCAAAATCAACTATAACCTCATTGTATTTTATTTTTAATTTAAAAAAAACAAATCTTTTAAATGATTCAAAGTAGAATTTAAAAAAGATGAAATTGATAAACATAGTGTTTTCCTCTCTTTTAATTAATACTTGGACTGTTGCATTCGACAAAGAACCACCATTCGCGATTTATATGCTCATGATGACAATCTCTAATCTCAACATAATTGAGCTGTGCTGTTACAGCTCGAATGTAATTTTGCAAGCCTTGTCTATTTAACAAGATTCCAAAATTGCAAGATTGCTGATTTTTTTCCATGTTAACCTCCTTTCAAAAATTGCGTTTTTAATTTTTCTTGTTCGTCCAAAAAGTTTGAATACTCATCAATAACTTTTTGAATATCTGGTCGCTTCCAGCCTTTTGGCTTTATTGCGTCTTGAAAATGTCTTTGAGTTTTACCATGCGTTTTTTCCATATTCGCTTTATGGACTTCAACCCAAGCTTTTTCAAAAGGCAAATTAAATAACCATGCTGTGCCTAAAGCAACATAAACTATATCCACTAATGCATCTAATGCATCGTCAATTTTATTATTTTTTACTGCATCTTTTAGTTCGTCAAGTTCTTCTTGAAGTAAACTGCATCTAAATTTTATCAGTTCTTTTTGACTGTCTGGAATAGATGGCCTGTTCTGCGAAGGCAAACCAAATTGTTTATAAAAACTATTTATGTCGTTTATTAAATCTACAGGATTATGCTGCGGATTGTCCGTTTCGCTCATTTAATTTTTCCTTTAATTCAATAATTTCATCAATAGCTTTATTTAGTTCTTTTTGTAGTTGTTGATTTTTAACTGCAATTGCGTCGTAAGTAATATTAGCTTCTCTGACGTCAATAAAATTAAGTTTATTCATTTAACCTCCTGTCCGTCGCGTATGATAGTAAACGAACGTTTTCTATTATCTAAAGATTGAAGAATACTAATTGCAAACTCTACAAGCTGCATGTTAGCGTCTTCGCTGTCTGTTTCGAAAATCAAATCTTTGTTTGTACTAGTTTCTACTGTAATCATAATTTCCTCTTATTTTGTTGAAATTGGAGAGCGAAGCTATGCAAGCGGTAACCACTCCGCTGACCACACAGCTACAAAAAGTAAGCTGCAAGGAAGGAGGCATTGCCTCGCTCATAAAAATTGAACCTTTATATGAGTTCAATAACGTGTACCTATTAATACAGTAGTGCATTAAATATACCAAAAATAATCTAAAAACACACACCAAAAAAGCAAAATTGTTAAGCCTACTGACCATATTGTTAATAGACTTACACGAGTTAATAAGCTTCCTGTTGTGCGTCGGTTTCTGTATGATTTAGGCATACTTTCCTCCTCCTGTTCGCATTTTTTTGTTTGTTGATTTATAATAACCTTTAGAACACGGCGCAGAACAATAACGTTTCGTTGTTTGGTGCTTGGTTATTACAAATTCTTGTTTGCAAGTTTCGCAAATTTTAGTCATTACCATAAAACTACCTCTCTCGTTTTTATAGCTATGTCTGCAATGACATAACTTCCAAGTAAAAACATAATTAGTATAATAAGGTACGGCGTAATAACTTTAAGCTTTTCAACTTGACAAAATAAACGATAATAAGCTTTAGGTGTTTTCATATTTTACCTTTTCAAAAAGTACTAAATTGCATTCTTTAGTTGTAAATTCTTCTTCGGTTTCATACAAATTACCTTCGTCTTCATTTTCTTGGCGTTCTTCTTCTGACATTGCTGCAAGTTCTTCTTCACTATACGCGCCACGTTCGTCATTATGGTACTTTACCCATTTTTCAAAATTGTCTGTTGTGGCTTCGTATTCGCCTTGGTAATAAACATTAACAAGCTTGTCTGTTCTATCAATTATTGGTTTAGTCATGCGTTCACCTTCTTTTCTATAAAGTTATTCCAACGATCTGTTTGGAATTGTCTGTTGTGCTTTTTACCAAAGCGTATCAGTTCAACGTTGATATGATTTATTACGCATTGTCGCGTTGGAAATAAATCAATATCGTTTTTCGCGTCAGCTATGATAGTAGCGAGATCGTCAAAGTGTTTTCTACTTATGCTCATTGATTGTCCTCCTTTCAATTTTGTTTAACTCTGTTTGAACGTGCAATTTTAGTTGCTCATCATATTGTTTTGAATTCCATTCAAGCTTGTCTTTTATTGATTGCATTACACATTGGACCGCTCTAAAATCATAACCGCCGATATGCCATTCAGTTATATTTTCGACTGCTATACCTTTATTTTTATTGTAAATTGTAGCAATTAC